TCGCACCAAGCCCCCTTGATCTCGTCAAGGGTGAGTCCCTGTTGGACGGTTCGTACCGTCCAATCCGTAGAATAGATTCCTGCAAGGCTCTGGGCTGCAATGCAGCCCTTGAGCCTTGCCCATGTCCACAGGCTGGGATTGATCAAGTTCTTAGGTGTCCCTGTGTGTGAGAGGGCTTTCCGGGCCTTCACCCACATACGTGCTACATCACTGTAGCGAAAGGTACTAGCCTCAAACGGTTTAGCCAACGTCAGTCCAAAGGCGCGAACGCCTATGAACCGACGGAAGCTCTCGTCTGAGAGAGGTACCTGGGACCCTAAGTTGCCACGGTTATGCTCGGTCCGGCTCACCCAGCGAAGGTCCTTACGGACCTGCTGGGAAGCTGAGCCGGTCATCGGTGGCTCCCAGGAAGGTATAACCTCCCCGGCAGTCGCCGACGTGACGCAAAAGGTGGCCCACCTACGGTGGGCCACCAAAGCGCCAGATAACCGCCGTCTGTGCGGGAGGCCCAGGCCCCCCAACTCTCGAGGAAGAGAGATGGGGAGGCCGTGCTTCCTGCACAGCCCGATCAACCCCACTTCAGAAGCCCTCGACCAGAGAACTTCCACACAAGTCTTCCGGACTCTCCGCGGGAGAGCATCGAAAGTGACCGCAAGGTTACTAAGGCGCTCCACCGTGGGGAGGACAATAGACTTGAGAGGAACTCTCAGGCCGGGGTCGCACGCGACCTTGTAGAGCCGCTCGCAGAAGACACCGGCCCCCGTCGAGAAGAAGGTCTTACCCTTATTCACGACGAAGCCGGCCAACTCGAGGGCCTCCATATAGTCGAGTGCGTTGTCTCTTGGGCAGTAGACGAGGGCGTCATCGCCCTTGACAACTGCCTGGCCGAGCAGGCCAACCATGTCGAGGATAGCGCAGTGGGAAAGGTTGAGGGTCAACCATGTTAATGGATGACCCATCAGCCAGCCCCTCCGCGATACTCCTGACTCGGTCGGCCAGTCGACCGTATGCGGACCAAGGTGGATTAACACCTCCCGCAGACCAAGAGACGCCTCTGACTGGTTCAAATCCCCGCGTTCCACCAGACCGGCGAAGACGCCGGACCAAACGGCCTTTGCGAGGTCGAATGTAGCGTAGTCGGTGGCGGCAGACAAGTCTGTCGACACGACCACGAACCCTTCGACCTTCTCGCGAAGGACACGGATGGCCCGGGCGTCCTCGTCGCTCTCGCCCCGGAAGGCGACCGGCAATGACTCGAGGAGAGGCCAGAAGAGGTCACGCAAAGCGTGGCCCCTCACAGTCTCACCCGAGTCGCCGGCGGTGACAACGCGGGCTTTCGCACCCCTCTCCACCACCACCGTGGCTCTGACACGGGGTAGCTCGTCGGTTGCTAGCGGGACTGCTCCCGCTTCACGCCAAACCATGTTGGCAGCAATCGTAGGCCACCCCCTGACGGAGTCATGGGGCGGGGGGAGTCGGGCCCAAGCCAGGGAGGCAGAGTGGTACCGGCGTTTAAGTTCGCCGGCCGCTCCGCCCTCCTGGCGGGTCCGTGACAGCGACGCGGAGGTCTGGGGGCGTGGGGTCGACTGGCCCCACGCTCTCACACCGACGCAGAGCCCCTTACAGAAGGCCTTGACGTGTCGAGAAACACGCCCAGGCAAATGCGGGGGCTCACTGGTGAGGACCTCCCTATGCTTACGCAGGGAGGGCTCCACCAGGTAGCTGCCGGGTGCGAGGGCGCGGCCCACCTGGCTCACAATGAAGAGACGGTTCGGACTAGAGTCAAGTACGCGCCGGACGGAACCCCCAAAGGGGACCTTCCGGAGCGCACCTGGCTCGAGAACCGAACCAATCGCTTTATTACGAGCCCAATGGGCCACGTCCTTGAACCGCTTGTGGACAGCGGCGATCCCCTCGTTCCGGAAAATCCGGACGAGGGAGTCTAGGAATCTTTGCAATGCTAACGCCGCCCTCCTCTCCCTCCGGACACTCCAACGGAGTCCCTTCTGGAGATGGGGGACGGCGATAAACATCGCACTACGGAACGCTGTCCAACTTTCGTTGAACAGCGCTAAGGATTTGTCACGCGACTCACGCGTGGCCTTGGCCACCCGTGTTCCGCTGTGAGCGGGACATGGCATACCCAGGTCCGATCTCGGCTTACGAGGGAGGTAGTACCTCCCTCCGCGAA